AGCGCGCTCAACACGAACACCTGCGCACTACTCGACGGACTGCACACGACGGCAGGCATGGGCGTCGCCTTCGCTGGAACGGTGCACCTGGAATCGCTGCCCGACGCCCCGCACGCGAGCACGAAGTGGGGCGTCACCTGGGCTGACTGGCCGGCGGCGCAGGGCAACGACCGGCAGGCGACTCCACGCGAGCGCGCGTTCGTCCATGGCGGGTTCCGCGGCGGGCCCGACGCGCGGTCGCTCGGCGGGTTCTCCGCGGGATCGCAGAGCGGCTTGATTCCCGGCTACCCGATCCAGCTCTGGTACCGACCGAAGAGCGGAGGCGCAGCGCAGGCCGATCTCTACAGGCTCGGCTACCTGAACGACATCCGGGGCACCAATATCCGGTTCATGTCCCCTGGGGAAACCATCGCAATCGGCGGTGATGACTGGCTGTTCTTCCCGACGGTCGCGAAGGACCTGACGGCCGCGGTCGCCGGCGCGACCGCGGCGCAGGGCATCATGTACCGCAAGGTCACTGCCTGACGTGGTCGACACCGAGGTTCCAGGGATCGTCGACGCTTCGTTTTCTGCCACCGTCTTCGCCTTCAACGGCCGGAACTCGAAGGCCTACTCGATCAACCGCGACACGCACAAGCCGGCGTTCTCCGGCCTGCGCGCGCTCGCCGAGGCAACCGGCTACGTCGCGAACCCGGTGGCAGGCGGAGTCGGCGGCGGGGGCGGCGGCGGCACTGAGTTCAAGGCGCTGCTCTCCGACACGTTCAACGGCGGCGAGACGTGGTTCGAGCACGTCCACGTCCTCTCGAGGGAGTACGCGTTCGGCAACATCCTCGCGACGATCACGTCGAGCATTCACTTCCACAACGCCTACCGCCGGCAGACGGTGTCGCTCGTCACGTTCACGAACAACGCCGGCGTCGGGCTCGACATCCCGCAGGTTACTCCGCCCGATCTGATCCCGCCGAGCTCGTCGTTCCTCAAGACGGGGTCGACCGTGCTCGCTCCGCTCGGGCTCGACCTGGTCGTCACCACGGAGGGCGCGCCGCACTTCGACACGACGCTCGACTTCCTCTTCGATACGGGCGCGCTTCTCATCGTTCCGGTCAGCGGCGACCGCATCGCGCTGTTCCCGATCGAGTTCGAAGGCGATAGCGTCGACGAGCGGCTGATCTGGGGTACCGACGTCATTCCGAACATGGAAGGGCCGACGCAGCGGATCATGTACCGCAAGAACCCGCGCCAGGTCTTCGAAGCGGAGGCGATCACCGAGGGGCGTCAGCGGCGCGAGCTGCAAAACCTGCTGATGGCGTGGCAAGGCAGGTCGTTCGGCGTTCCTCTGTGGCACGACCGCATGCTCTCGACAGCAGCCGTGATCCTGGGCGCGACGACCATTCCGGCCGTGACTGACTTCGTCGACCTGCGCGTCGGCGGGCTGTTGACGGTCTTCACTGACTCGAGGACGTTCGACGTGGTCGCGGTCGACTCGTTCTCGCCGACGTCGATCATCGTCAGCACCCCACTGTCGCGGGCGTACGCGGCCGGAACGATCCTCCTGCCGACACGAATCGGCCGTCTCGTGCCGAACGTGTCCGGGCGCCGCTACCCGGTGAACGCGGAGTCGCACAGCCTGCGCTTTGCGATCGACGACAACGACGTGCCTGCCGCGTTCGCGAGCGCAGCTGCGTTCTCGTCGTTCGGCGGGAAGCCCCTGCTCGACGACCGGAACATGATCGACGGAACGTCGATGGGCACGCAGAGCGAGATGCGGGTCCACGTCATCGACAACGAAAGCGGAACGGTCTACCAGACGAGCGACTGGCCGGTGGCGCAGCGTCTGCACTCGAAGGGGTTCAAGGCGAACACGCGCCAGCGGCTGTACCAGGTCCGCCAGCTCCTGCACTACCTGCGCGGCAGGCAGCGCACGTTCTGGATCCCGACCTTCATCGAGGACCTTCTCGTCACGCAGACGCTCACGAGCGGGACGGCGCTGATGGACGTCGAGAACGTCGGCTACACGCGCTTCGTGCAATCCCGGCAGCCGCGGGCGACGTTCCGGATCACGTTCACCGACGCGTCGACCCTCACGCGCACTGTCCTGTCGTCGGTCGAGTTGAGCGCCACCGAAGAGCGGTTGACGGTCGACGCGAACTGGCCGTCGACGAAGACCGCGGCGCAAGTGACTCGCGTCGAGTTCCTCGAGGAGGTCCGGCTAGACTCCGACGAGGTCGTGATCCGCCACCGAGGCATTGGCCGTGCCCGGATCTTCGTTCCTGTCCGCGTCGAGCCGTGACGTACCACGCCCACGAAACCAGCGAGCAAGACGGCAGGCCGGTCGAAATCTATCGGTTCACGATCGGCAGCGACCCGCCCTACCTCTACACGTCGGCGGAGGACACGATCACGGTTGCCGGGGAGACGTACGCGCCCATTGCGATCATGCGCGGGTCGATCGTGCAGGGCCCGGACGAGAGGTCGCGGCCGCTCGAAGTGACGATGCCGGGCACGGCGGAGTTCGCCAGGCGGTTCGCCGGCATCGTCCCCGGGCAGTCGGCGCTGCTCACGCTGCGCCGATTCCACCGCGACGACGGGGCAACGCCGCAGGTCATCACGTCGTTTATCGGCACCGTTCACGCTGCGCGGTTCGGCGACGACGGACAGTCGCTGGTGTTCCCCGTCTACTCCCTCGAATACGGGCTGTCGAAGACGGTCCCTCGCTTCGGGTTTCAGTCGGTGTGCAACAACGTGCTGTACGACTTCCTCTGCGGGGTCGACGAGGACGACCCGGCGAACAAGTTCACGAGCACGGTTACCGCCATCTCGGGCAACGACATCACCGTCGCAGGCGCCGGCGCGTTCGGCGGAGGGAACCAGTTCTCCGCCGGCTTCGCGAAGCCGCAGGCGTTCAACGACTTCCGTACCATCCTCGGACAGGCCGGCGACGTGCTGACGCTCATGCTGCCGTTCCCCATGGCGCTGCTCGGCTCGACGGTCGTCGTCTATCGAGGGTGCGACCACTTGATCGAGGGCGACTGTTCGCTGAAGCACGCGAACGTTGGCAACAACGGCGGGTACCCATGGGTCCCACGAAAGAATCCGTTCGTTACTGGTTTGGATTGATATGGAATTTCCTAAGGCCTCTGACCCTGACTTCGCGGAGAAGCGGCGCGCATACGCGCGCGCCTATATGAAGAGCAGGTATCAAGACCCTGCTCTCCGAGAGAAGAGGAAGGCAAGGAAGGCCCTCTACCGCGCCAGCGAGAAAGGCAAGGCGACCGAAGCCGCGTACCAAGCGAGCTACAAGCCGGACCCTCAGAAGTCCCGTGAGCATTCCTTCCGGAGGCACCACGGAGTAACTCGCGACCAGGCCGACCGCATGATCGAAGCGCAGGGCGGAATCTGTGCTCTCTGTCGGCAGCCTCCGAAGGGCAAAGGGCACTGCGGAAGGCTGCACGTCGACCACGATGCGGAGACCGGTGCGGTGCGCGCAATGCTCTGCTCCTTCTGCAACCAAGGCCTCGGGCACTTCCGTCATTCCCCCGAGCTGCTCGCTGCCGCTATCGCGTACCTGGTTCGCTGCACCGCTGCGCCGCGCGCGCATGTCGAGGGAGCGAACTAGGCGAGCGCCATGTGCATCTTCCTCACCCTCGCGGTCTACGTCGCCGTGTTCGCGCTGCAGGAGTTCCTCCGGCCGAAGCCGAAGGTCGAGAACGCGCGGCCCGCATCGCTCGGTGACTTCAACTTCCCGACGGCCGACGAGAACCGCAAGGTCCCGGTCATCTGGGGAACAGAGATCATCGAAGGGCCAAACGTCATTTGGTACGACGACCTGGTGCAGCAGGCGATCGTCGAGAAGGTGAAGACCGGGCTCTGGTCGTCGACGCGGGTCACGCGCGGGTTCCGCTACTTCGTCGGGATTCAGTTCGGGCTTTGCCGCGGGTCGACGGAGACGCCGGTCAGCCTGCGCCGCGTGTGGATCGGCGAGACGGAAGTCTTCTCCGGCGCGGTGACGACCGGCGTCTTCACGATCGACCTGCCGTCGCTCTTCGGAGGCGACACGCTTGGCAGCGGCGGCGTTGTAGCGAACTGCCTGTTCTACCCTGGCAGCGACGCACAGACGGCGGATCCGTACCTGTCGCAGTTCCAGGCGGTCGGCGGCGTGACGAGCCGGTACCGAAGGACCTCGTACGTCGTGTTCCAGAAGTACCAGGACGCGGCGCTGACGATCCCCGGCCCGGGCTACATCGGCAACACGACGAGCGTCAAGCCGTGGAAGTTCGAGCTGCGCCGGATCCCGAATGGCCTGGGCCTGTCCGCCGGCGAAGCGGCGCTCAACCTCGGCAACGACGCGAACTTGGCGAACGTCGCCTACGAGATAATGACCGATACGGAATGGGGCCTGGGCGTTCCGGCGGCATCGATCGACGTTGCTGACTTCCAAGCCGCGGCCGCGACGACCGCGGCCGAGGGCAACGGGTTCTCGTGCAAGCTCGAAGAGGAGACGGAGGCCCGCGACCTGCTGCGCGAGGTCGAGCGGCAGATGGGCGGCGTGGTCTATCTCGACCTCGTCTCCGGGCTCTTCAAGATCAAGCTCGCGCGCTTCGATTACACGGTCGGCACGCTGCCCGTCGTCTCGCGCGCTACTTGCCTGAAAGAGATCCGCAACCCGGTCCGGTCGACGTGGGTCGACACGTCGAACCAGGTCTTCGTGCCGTTCCGCAGCCGCCGGCTCGACTACAAGCCGACGCGCGCGCTCGCGCAGGACATGGCGAACGTGCGGATTCAGGGAGGCCGTATCAGCCCGGTGTCCGTCAACTACCCCGGCGTGCACGACGAGGCTCTGGCGAACTCGCTGGCATGGCGCGACCTGCGCACGCTCGCGCGCCCGATGCTCAAGGCGCAGCTTGTCGTGAACCGAACGATGTACCAGGCGCACCCGTTCTCGGTGCTCGCCCTGACCGACGCGCACTTGGGCTGCGATCTGCAACCGATGCGGGTGCAGCGGATCGACTACGGCCATCTCGACCGCGGCGACATCATCCTGGACGTCATCGAGGACGTGTTCCTGTCGCGCTCGGGCAGCTACGGCGCGCCTCCCGGCACGGGGTGGACTCCGCCAAGCGACAACCTGGCGCCGTTCGCCAAGGTCGCGATCTTCGAGGCGCCTCGCGCGTTCTTGACGCGCGATCCTGCCGGCCCGCAGCTCGCGGCCAAGATTTGGGGCAGTGGCGAGAAGCAAGGGAACGAGGCCGGCTTCAAGATCCAGTACGACACGCCTTCACTCCCCGGCTACGTCGTCGGCGGCGAGGCCCTGGCGATGATGTTCGTCGGCGTGCTGAACGGCGCGCTGGCCCGCAGCTCGAGCCCGGTGGCGACGGTCACGGTGACGCTGGGCAGCGCCCTCGAGAAGTCGCGCGTCCTCGCGGCGTTCCTGCCAAACGCCACCGCCGGCGACCTGGGCGTGAACCTCGCGAACCTGATCCGCGTCGGCGACGAGCTGCTCCTCGTGCTGTCCGCGGCGAGCACCACGGGCAACGACATAACCCTGTCGACCGTCTACCGCGGCGTGCTCGACACGGTGCAGGCGGACCACGCCAACGGCGCCGACGTTCAGTTCCTGTTCGCCGGCGGCGGACTGACCGACGACACGTTCGACGTTGGCACGCTGGTCGATGTGAAGCTGCAGCCGTTCTCACGCTTCGGCACGGTCGCGCTCGGATCGATCTCCGCCGTGTCGCTCACCATGGCGGACCGCGCGCGCCGGCCGTACCCGCCGGCGCGGATCTCGGTCAACGGGACGTCCTACCCGACGACGGGCAGCCTCGAGTTCGCCGGCACCTGCGACACGTTCGGGCTCACCGTGCTTCTCACCCGACGCGACTACCGGACGACGGACGAGGTCGTGGCCCTGACGACGGACGCAGCCGCGTTGTTCGCCGACTTCCCCGCGGCGAACACGACGGAGCACGAGGTCGAGGTCCGCAACGACCCGGCCGGGGCGAACACGCTGCTGATCACGCTGC